GATGAAAGGATCCTCCCCGCCTGGGTGGTCACCCCTGCGCCGCTCATTCAAACACGCACGACATTGGACTCACGATCGCCCGACGAGCGGAGGTTGCGATGTCGGGAGCGGGGAACCACATAACGATGGCGGAGTCTTTAACGGTCGCACGGGCGTTGAATCCAGTGACGGGGGGTTTGGTCAGACCGGTGGTGGTGTCCAACGTCCAGTCACTGGTGACCATGGTGCTGGGGGTGGACCACTTCGTGAGGGTGGACAGCAAACGCACCCAGCAGCGCTCATCGAACTTGCCGGTGAGGGATGAGTGGATGGCGCCCCTGGGGAGCGTGACGCGCAGTAGAGAGCCAGTGGACAAAGGGCTGGCGAGAGTGAAGGACATTGTCGGCACCTCCAGGCGGATGGTTTCGTCCGTGACGTGCAAAATCAACCTCGGCGCTTTGTCACTCGATGCGATACGGACCGCGCGGCCGATTATCTCATAGCTGGCTGTTCCCCACAGAGTGTCGGAGGTCGGCACAACGCTTGGCAGAGCAGTCGCGTAGAAACTACGATTGATCTCATCATCAGTCGGGGGCGGCGGAGGGGGGAGGTCAGCAAGTGCGGCAGGCATGGTGAGGAGTTCGTGGGCGGTGGGGTCAGACACGTGAGCGTCATAGTCCTTCCACAGGGAGGAGACCTTCTTGCGGAGTCGTTGGACAAGTGTGTTGTTGGTAATTGCTTCATCAATGCGGCTAATGACAAGGTCGTCGATAGCGGCGGTGATTCCTGCGGTGGCCATGTTTGAAGTTTAAGGCGAGTAAGCAAGGAAGGAAACAATAAC